GACCACAAGCCCATCGGCTTAGAGTCCTTGCCCAACTGGACGTACTCCTCCCAACGGGCAGTAGCAGTGAAGTCGCACACCTGACCGGCGACCACCTTGCGGACAGTCACCGTCGCAGACACCGGCTTGCCATCCTTCTCCACCCACGACTCGTCCGACCCTGCGTATACGCCGGTGCGCTCCGCAATCAGCCGGTAGCCGTCGATGCCAGTCTGGATCGTGTACCGCATCGCATTCGCCCGACCATCCCACCGGCCCACCATGTAAATCTGCTTGGCGAACGGGTCAAGCCCGGTGCGCTGGCACTGGTGGAAGAACACGCCGAGATCACCCTCAGACACCTTCTCCACTCCGAGCTGCTTCAAGGTCGCCAACTGCTGTGGGGTGAACCCCTGCTGGTCGGGACGGATGACGAGATTGCTCATTACTTTGCCTCCTTCGCTGTGATCCGCATAGTGCGGTATGTGGTTTCTTTCTTGAACTTGGCGTACAGAGCCGGATGCTCCTTCTCCAACGCCTTCGCATCAAACGACGACCGGGTGGCCGACTTCCATGTCACCACCGTAGTCCCGTCCACCTGCCCATATTCGGCATCCCCGAGCAGCAACCCGAGTTCACCTTTGCATTGCTCCTTCACTGTCTCAGCCGACTTGATCTGCGCTTCGGCTAACGCCATCCGCTCCAAAGTGTCGTAGACTGTGGCATCGAGGGCAACGCTTTGACCATCACTCATTGGGTGCAGTCGGACGGCATGGTCGTAACCCACATCGGCTCCCTCTGGGATCATTCCCATGTCAATGAACGACAGGAACTTGCGTACCGCTTGAATGTGGGTCTGGCGTTCATCGGAAGTGACGGTCTGTACGACGAACTGCAAGTCAAGATCGGAATCAAACACGACCCACTCGATGTATGGGACGTTCGCGCAGATCGCCTGATGTACACCCTGCCAATACCAGTGGTCTGGCAGGTCCCCCTTCCAGCGGCGGTTGTACGTTTTCACCTCGTAAAACTGTCCGCCACCGTCTAGCGCATCCATCGTGGCAAGCATCCGCACACCCGGCTCCTCATAACAGTAGAGCTGCTGCGGTTCCTCCATCGTGACACCGAGGATTTCACCAGCCCACTTGACGATCGGGCCTTCCAAGATGGTGCCCCGCTTCATCGCATTGTTTGCTTCCTTCGGCTGCGGCGGTTCGTCTGCCAACAGTTCGACGGCAAGGTCAGCCATCGTGACGTACGGATGGCAGCCGTGGACTGCGGCAGCGACGGATGCGGTGATCCGCTTCTCACCTGCCTCGTTCTGCCAGCGGGCAGCCAGCCATTCTGCCGACCCGTGGGGCGGCTTTGGGATTGTGTAATGGTTCATTTGGGCACCTCCTATGCCTGTCTTGTACCTTACGGGTGTTACAGGGTTACTGCAACTCTTTTCTGAAACTGGGCTGGTCAAGCAGAACGGTCTTACGAATCATGCCCAACGGAATATGGATTGGCATTCCCACCGTGGCGAGCTGATCGTCAGGGAAGTAGCTGTTCACGAGAGTCAAATACCCCTCCAAACAGTCGGGCCATAGCCAGCCGACGGTGACGACCATCGCCGGTTCAGCCTTGTACTCCTCGGTATCTGTCCAGCCGTTCGGCCCATCAAACGCATCTTCCCAATACACAACGACCAGCGACCACGGCATCAGGACATCCTACTCGCCGGTCTGACCAGCCCAACCCTTGTCAAAGTAAGGCTCCCACGGGTTCGTGACACTCTCCCGATGCACCTTGTCCACCATTGCCAAGCACGCCAAATACCCGGCGGCATCGACGAGACTGTCCCGATGCAGGTTGCCTGCCGCCAAGTTGGTGCGAAGCCGTGCCATCTTGATGGACACCATGAACAGGAGTGCCTGATCCAACGACAAGTCCACGCCGGTCAATGCGTGGAAGATGGCGACCACCTTCGTGTAGTCGTCATACGGGTGCGAATAGGTCTCCTGCCGTGGGCCGGTCACCAACTGGTGTGCCTCCAACAGTACGTCTGCCCCGTTGTCGTGGTTCACCACTTCTCCTTCTTCCGATCCATGCAGAACACGGGTGCCTGAAAGGTGATGTTCTTCTCCGGTGTCACCACCGCCAACGCCTGCTGAGGCTGCTCAAAGTTGAAGCCGGACAGCAGCGCATACTCGTCAAACCCCTTCAACGATCCGTTCACAATCATCGACGGAGTGCTGATGTACTGGTGCCAGTGACCCAGCCACAGGGTCTTGAACTGGTTGCCGGTCGCCATGTACCGCTGATATTTGCGGGCACGCATCCGCATGATCGGCGGATAGATGCCACCGATCCCGCCGCCGCCGTTCACCTGATCGCCGTGGGTGATGAGATGCCCGTGGTCGTAGATGCGGATCAGCGCATCAGCAGATTCGGGGATGGTGAACGTGATCTTCGGATTCTTCGTGAAGTGCCGTTCCACCATCTTCGCCAGCAGATAGTCGAAGTTGGTGCGGACACGCTGCTTCATCCGAGGCTTCCGGGTGGTGCGCCCGTGGTTACCAACAACCGACACCACATGGCATTTCCCGAACTCGGTTGACAACAGTTCCAGCACAGCAGCCAACTGTTCCGACCAGAACAGGAGCGACCCGATCATCGTGTCCTCGTTCGTGATCGTCAACTCCTCGTGGATGTCACCGGTAAAGATGTCGCCACCGAGGATGACAACCACCCCGTCATAGGTCACACCGGACAGGTAATGGCGGGCCAGCTTGACCACGTTCTGCGCCCACCGCTCGAGCCGCAACACGGCAATCTCACGGTTGTAGGCGTTCAACCCTTCCATCTCGTCAGGGTTCACCACCTCATCAAAGTGAGTGTCCGACAGCATCACCACAAGAGTCGCCGCAGACTTCTTCGGCTTCGCAGGAACCATCCACATTGGTGGCTCCAACCGTTGCGTCTCCGCCCGCTCCACAATCCCCAGCACCTGCTCCAACTCGTCCACACGGGACTGCAACTGGGTGTTCTGCCGGGCATACTGGTCACGCTGCTTACGGGTCAGCGACTCCTCCTGCTGCTGTGCTGCAATCTCATCCTTCATAGACATTGCTGATCTCCCCTCGACGGTAAGCCTTGATTGACGTAATCCCGATCCTGTATCCACGCGCTGACAACACCCGGAAGATTGCCCCCGAACTCAGCCTCGGGTTAGCCAAAGCCTCCAACAGATCGTTCCTATCGTCCTCCGACATTTCCCGCAGGATCGCCGTAAGGACAGGTTCGCGTACCCCACCACTGGTGACAGGTTCAGCTTGGAACTCCTCTGACAGTTTTCCCATGCTTCTCCTCCTCGATAAGCCGGTCAATCTTCTCTACCAGCACCCACAGTCTGTCAGCCTCCGCCCTCCCAATCTGGGATTTGCGGAGACAATCCTGCAAGAACTTCAACTCCACCGTAGTGAACTGGCGTGCCATATGCAACAACCCTCCTTAGAGGGCGGCAGGCTAGCCGTTTAGTGGTCGTCTCGCAAATGGTCAGAAAGCCGGTCAGACAGGCTATCCAACTTGCCTTCTAACCGATCCTGCTTCCGGCCCACGATCCGCAGGAGAGCCATCACAAGTTCGTGGTCACCCTTGTTTTCCTTACGAACCTTACCCAACAAGGCTACGATGATGGAGCCAACCGCCGCCACCAGAGCGGCGACGATGACTGCCATCGGCTGATCCATGTCATGCACCCACCGCAAACACGGCAGCCACAGCAGCAGGCTTCACCTTGCCGTCCACCTCCACATGGAACCAGTCACCGACCCCACCGAACGTGACGGTCGGCTTGTCATACACCTTCCACGCCCAGCGGTCGCACCTCCACGCCTTCCCATGCTTCCCGAATCCGTAGTCGATAATCATTTGGATGCCGAGGGCTTCGGCATTGGCGACAAGGAAATCCATCGCAGCGACCGCCTGCTTGCGTCCACCGAACCGGACACCCTTGTGCTTCATGAACCGCCACGACAAGTCAGCAGCAATCCCACGGGCATGGTTTGACAACTGTTCCTTGCCACGGATCGGACGGATACCCCACGTCCCATTGTCCCAAAGAGCCGGATATTTGGCGCACAGCGCATCAACCAATGCCCGCAGGTGCGGCATTTCTTTCCGTCGGACAGGGAGACTGTCCGCCACATACGGGCGGCGCACGCTACTTCTTCTTGAACTTGCCGAACCGCAGGTCGGTAGGGTCGAGCCAAGTGTAAACGAGTGGGAGGACAGCGATCAGAGCTGCGTGGAATAGGGCCACATAGTCCCGTTCACCTGCCGCATACAGGGACAGGGCGGAGGCGACAAACACCTTGCACCACGACTTGACCATTTCCTGCGTCTCACTCGTCATGGTCGTCCACAATAGCAGGGGGCACAAACACGTCGTTCCCCTCGTCATAGGTGTAGCCAATCCCGGCGTAGCAGCCACGGATGTTGCCGTTGTAGGAGGTGCGAAGGCACCGTTGCCCACGGGTCGCCCCGTAATATTCTTCCCAATCCGAGATACCATCGACGACTTCCCACTCATGGCGGCCCACGATGACCTCGGTCACGACATTGTTTCCGTCAAGGAACGCGTAGTGCGCCATCAGACGGTCACTGTCCCTGTGCCTGCAGTGAAAGAATATATCTTGAATCCGCCGCTGGTGGTCAGCGCATAAGTCAACCCCGAGTCAATACCCGTCAGATCGTCAAACGAATCGGGATAGCGAAGAATAACAATGCCTGAACCGCCGGATGCTCCGGCAAGGTTGTATGGGCCACCACCGCCACCACCCGTGTTCACGCTTCCACCAGTAAGAGGGTTGGCATTACCGCCACCCCCAGTACCGCCAGTACCGAACACCGTCACACCCGGCCCGCCACCACCACCGCCGCGAGTCACCGGCGAACCGGTAATAGATGACGACACGCCATTGCCGCCATTGCCACCGTTGTTACCAGAACCATTCGCGCCAACCTGACCGGCACCACCACCACCACCGCCAGCCGTCGCACCAGTCACACCGTTGCCACCCGCATAACCCTGATTCGCCGTACCGGTGCCGCCAGTACCACCAGCGTTGCCTGCCGTGCTAAGCGCACCACCACCACCACCCGCACCGCCGGTAAGACCATTGTGCAAAGGCGTAGCTGCGAACGCGCCGCCACCACCGCCACCCGTCGAGGTGACCGTAGACAGAACAGAGTTGCTGCCGCTCGTCCCCCGCGTAGCACCACTAGCCGAACCAGCACCACCACCACCAACAGTCACAGTGAACGCCGAACCACCCGAAACCTGCAACTTTGACTCCGCAGACCCGCCACCACCCGACGTAGCACCAGTCACAGAAGTCCGATAACCGCCAGCACCACCACCAGCAAACCCGCCACCACCGCCACCACCAGCAATCACCAAATACTCAAACTCGGACGGCGGATTCACCCCCTGCCACAAACTGTGAACCTGCCCGCCACCCGACCTACGAGTACGCGGCGCAAGAGTCGCCGCAATAGCCTGACGCGAACGGTTATTACCCGGCTTCAACATGAAGATCAGGTAATCGTATTGACGTAACCGTGCAAGACAATCGCTGTGCCAGTCGCCGCAAACGCCCGCACAACCAGCGGTGTTGCATTACCCTTGATGAGCAGACCGGGTGCAATCAGATACAGGCCGTTCTCCGCCTTCACCGTGAACTCAATATGATCCGACCCTGCCGTCGTCCCACCCCACTCGACAGTCAACTTGCGATCCGTCGTGTCATAGTTCACCGCATACAGCCAAATCTCATGGAACGTCGTCGCAACCGACGGGCCGGTATGAATCGTTGTGCCCGGTGTCGCCGTCTGCGCAACAAGGATGCCGCGCCCATCGGTCGAACCGGACAAGGTGGTCTTAGCGTAAGTTGCCATCGTTGCTCCTAACTGAACACTTGGTTGGTAAGAATAATCTGGTCGTCCTCATAGTTGAATGCTGCCCACTTCACGCCAGCAGCAACCGCAGAATCAGCAGTCAGCAACGTGTTGTTCGCCCCAACCGTCACAGCCGCAAGAGTGTCCGCAGCAGTACCGGCAAGCAGATCACCCTTCGCAGCAACCTTGTCCTCAACCGGATTCAACGCCCACTTGATCCCATTCGTCGCAGCCGAATCAACCTGCAACACATGGCCCGCCGTCACACCAACCGCCAAACGGTTGATGTCCGACCCATTCGTCGTAAGCAAATCACCCTTCGTCGTCATCTTCGACGTAAGCAGGTTCGCCTCATCCGCGTCAACAGCAACAAACACCGGATAAATAGACGACCCCGAAGGATGCGTCTGAGCCGACGTATCATCAACCCCACGAGTCAAAGTCAGGTTCGTCCCAGAAATCGTGGCAAGACACTTCTCCTCCGCCGACGTACCGGGAGAAATCACCACATAAAACGGCTCAGGGCCAGTCGGCCAGCCAGTCGTCGAAGCGACTGACACCGACGTATCAGCAACAGCCAACGAGTTAGAGGTGGTCGTCGTGACCGCCGCACCCTTATATTGTCTACGAACAGGCAAAGCCATAGCAGGGTTACCTTACACCACGCATAATAAGCAGGCAGGTGCCGTCCCAATCCCACGAATAATGGGCGTCATACGAGTGAACTGGACGCCACCGGACATCCTCCACAATCACCGAATAGGTGCGGTTCCCCTCCTGATAGGTGACGACACGAGGGTTGTCCACAAGGTCACGGAGCCGATCCAGCTCGTCGTCCACATTGACGAAATAGTCCTTCCCGTTGGACGGGGTGACGACATGATGCAGCAGCAGGGGCACCGAGAAGATTCGAGCGCGGAGCGGGGCAGCGTAGGCGCGAGCCATCCAACGGGTGACAACCGGCCCGACCTTCGCGTCCGACGCGGAACGGGTCAACGTCAGTTGGGCTTCCGCCTCAAATATCTTTGTCTCAAACCCGTCAAAGGTTTCTTCCAAATCATTAGCCGTCCCCATTGACCCGACCGTCACGAACGGCTGCTTATCGTTGGACACAGCCAGTGAGACTGTCCCGCGCAGCGACTCGGTACGCAAATCCCACTTCGGAATGAACTTTGCATCCGGCACATCCCACCGGTAAATGCCAGAACGCAGAGTCCCCGACGCCACCAGATCGGTTGGATGCGCCCGATACGCCCCCAACCCAGACACAGTGAACACTGGCGAGTTGTCAAACTCGTGGACATCCAACACCGTCCCCTGACCAGCCACCATCAGATCCGACGCATACGCAGGCTGATTCACCGACACCTGATCGGCAGTGTTCATCCGACCAATCCCCGTCGAATCCGTATCATGGTTAGTCCACCCGAAATAGACGTATGGGCCAATACCAGCAAACGTGTTCACCGATGTTCCGGTACGGATCAGCGGCCCAATCACAAGGTTCCCATCACCATCCGACGAACAGAACCTGAACCCTGTCGTCAAGCCAATCAGCACAAACCCGAGATACCCCTCGACAGTTGTGACGATCTCCCCCAACGGCAGTTCGCCAGCCACCGTCGGAATCTGCAAAGCCGTCCCATCAGGCTGAATAGTTGTCTTGTAAATCAGACTTTTGTTACCCGCATAGCCAGCCGCATAAATATGGTTCTGCCCAGCAGCAAACCCGACCCAAGTAAACGCGGTATTCGGATGGGTGTAAAGCGCAGTCGGGTTGTTCGCACTAGAACCGGGGGCAGTAGTGATGTTCCAAATCTTGTGCTTATCCACCCCCTGACCGGCGACCATTAGACGGCCCTTCACATAGCGCAGAACGCCAGCCTCAATGCCGGTAATGTAGTTAGAGTTGGTGCTGATCCCAGCATTCGTCTGGTCAATGTCACCCGACGCATACGAATAGAACACGTTGTACCCGTCCGAAGTGATCGAATACAGCTTGGAAGCATCGGTTCCTGTCACCGTGGTGAACGCAACAAAATCCGTCGTGAACTTGACCGACTGGTCCTCCGTCCCATAGAGACGGTCGGCAGCAGTCGCCATATACAGGTTGTCCTGCGCCGACGAATACGCCGCCGTCGTAGCAGGCAACAGGGCCAACTGCCCCCGCGTCCACACGTCCACACCCTTTGACGTATAAAACCGGTACGGCTCAGCATCCGCCGTATCCGAATACTCCTGACCCGCCCCATAATGCCACGACGACTGGCTACGCCGCCACAAACCTTGCGGGTTGATCGCCGCCTCACCCGGCTCCGAGGACTGGTCAACCGAGTCACGGACACGAGCATCATACTGTTGGGCAAAGTCACCCGACTTGACATCCAACATGTACGGTCTACCGTTCACCGCCACAGGGAACACATCCGGCACAAGGGTCGTCGCACCCGTACCCGTATAAAAGACGGCAGTACCGTCAAGCTTCGTCGTGAACTCGATCAGCGTGCCAGCCATGTCACGTCCTGATGTTTAGAGGATATTGCCTCGCCAGTTTCGCCTTCTCCGCAATAATCCGATCCCTACGGAGACGCAGAATGTTGTTGAACGAATCCCGCATCGCGCCCGGCGGAACCTCATCAGCCCTACGGGTGTCACCCTGCGCCTCCGTAAAGTTCCGCTTCACCTCACGCACCGACAACATGCGGATCATCACACCCATCTCCAAGATGTCCTCCATTGTCAGGGGCACCTTGCACACCGACTGAATATCCGACGCCGTGGACGCAGCACGGACAAACGGGGCCGTATACCGGACGATCAACTTTCCGGCGACCGGAGCCTCATCAAACACGAGAGCAAACGTGGACGGGAAATCCGCAACCGGCAAGTTCCGTTGCAGCCGCACCCCCCGCACAAACGGGAAATCGTCAGACTTGTATTTGACCCGCACGTCAATCAGGTCAAGCAGACTGGTCACACCGGTCATGTCGATCTGCCGGTCAGACCCGTTATAGGTGATCGCATCAGTTGAGATGATTTGGAACAGGCCGTTCGCAGGGGACGAAAGATCGTCAATGTCCTGATTCAACGCATCCAACATTTGACCCTTCGGGAACCGAGGGTTCAGGGTGATGATCGCCCCAGCCGAATGCGACGTTGCCGCCGTACCCGCATAGCCTCGCTCAACAGTCAAAGTTTTGGAACCGGTGGCTGCTTGCCAAATGTAAACCAGTTCCGACCCGATCTCAAAGACCGTACCGTCACGCAGACCACCAAGTTCGTAGAGGATCACGAACGATGTGTCGTCAGCGTCTACGCCGGTGGCTAGCTTGTTCCGTTCCTCGACGACTCCGGAAAGCAGTTGGCGTTGTACGCGGTCAAGCAGCGCACCGGCAGTAGACATCTACTTCTTCTTCTTGCCCTTCTTCTTCATCGCACCGGCAGGCTTCGCATAGGCGGGCACGGACATGGCGTTCATCTTCTTGGTGCTGGTGTAGCCCTGCTTCTTCACTTCTTGCCCTTGCCCTTCATCTTCATGGGCTTGCCCGTCTTCTTGGCGTCGGCCTTTGCCATCGCCATACCCTTCTTCGTGTACGGGTATTCCTTCTTACCGACCTTCGGCATTGCTCCACCTTTCCTTTGGGAACGGGCGGACACTAACACATCACCATTTCACCCGATCCGCCCAATACGCAGCAGACATCTTCCCCTTCGCAATGTTCTTCGCATGACGAGCCTTGAACGACTCCCGACGCTTCCGAGCCGCGTCAGACTCCCCCACCCTCTTAGGCGACCCCGACACCCCCTGCTGCCCAAACCGAATCAGCTTCACCTGATCCCCAGACTTCGCCAAAACCGCATGAGACTTCTTCGCACCGGGCGTCCGCTTCGGCTTGTTATACCCAGCAAACCGCTCCCCCCGATACTCGATCGTCACTTGCTCCTCCCCTGACGGGAGGCCCACGCATTGTCCACCAGATTCGGATACTTCCGACCGGCAGCCTCAGCCCGAGCCTTCGCCGCCTTCTTCTGACCGGCAGACAACGGAGCCGACTTCTTCTTCGGATTCTTCTTGTCCCAAAACTCTTTCTTCACGACACAACCTTTCCAGCCTCAGCAGCGATGTCCGCCACATTCTCAGGCACCACATTATCCTGCCCCGGCAACAGCACCCACCGCTTCCCGTTCACCTCGACCGTCACCTTCTCCGACACACGGACAGCAAACTCAACCGACGGATGCCTGACCTTCCGCGACGTGAGCCGCTCCCCCACCGGCAAAGCGGCCACCAGTTTCTCCGCAGCCTGACGCCACGAAAACTGTTCCCCAACCCTCGGCGCACCCTCAACCGCCGCCAACTTCCACCTGCCACGATCCGCATAGACGGCACGCATCAGATCAACCAGCCCACTTAGATCAGCCTCATCCCACCGGCCCACCGGTGCGGGTGACTTCCGATGCGGGACAACCGCAGACGCCAAATGCGAGAACTCCACCTGCCCCGAAGTAGCAGTGATAATCGTCGGCACACCCAACGCAATGTTCTGCAACGGAATCAACCCGAACCCCTCACCACGGGCAGGCGCAACAAAACAGTCCGACTGGTTATAGAAGTTTCGTTCCTCCTCCGCCGACATCCACTCACGGAACCAGACCACCCCCGGCACATCCATCTGCGGAACATCAGACGCATGAGGCGCAGCCTTCACCCGCAGCTCCGCATCCGGCAACTTCGCCCGACGGAACGCCTCCACCACCAAATCCAAACCCTTACGCTTCCACAACGACCCACCACAAGTGAACACAAACCGATCATTCTCAGCACGGGCAAACGGCTTCCAGAACCTTGCATCCACCCCCAACGGCACGGCAGACACCTTCGGATGATACGGGCCGAACAGTTCGACATTGTGGGCACACGGAACGACCACCTGCTCGTATTGGGACATCCACCGACGGAACCGTTCAGGCAACTGATCCGTCTCCCACATCGTAAAGATCACACGATGCGCCCCCTCATACCACGACTTGATCGCAAACGGCACAGACATCAACACATCCACCGAACCCATCGGAGAAACCTGCACCCCCGAAGGCAACCCCGAAATAAACCCGTTCAGCATCGAGCCGTAGCCGAACCTGCCGTCCGTAAATCCGTGCCAGTTCTGGACGTTCACAGCCACTCCGGGGGCCACACCGCACCCGGCTTCAACCCACCGTTCCTTGCCATCATCTGCGCCAACCCGACGTTCTTCAACGCAATCCCAAAGTCACCCTTCCGAGAATGCTGATCCTTATGCAACGTGTAGTGGTAGCGGACACGATCCTCAAACCGAACATCTAACCCGTGCTGCAAATATTCGATCGACGCCACCCAATCCGGCCACATAATCGGGCGGAGAGGTATCCGCTCAAATACATCCTTCTTGAACACCGCATACCCAGACAGCGTGTAGAACGGGGTGTCAAACGCCCGCTCATAATCCTCACGCTTCGGAATCTTCACCGTCCCATCAGAATCCTTGTGACCCGACACAATGATGTCGCCCTCCAACACAAGGTCAGCCAACCCATCCACCGGCATCCGGTCGTCAATCGCAACCGGAGCCACATACTCATAGGACGCCTGACGGCACACATGATGCACCGACTCCCAAAAATACGGCTCACGCAAATCAGTCTGCTTCCAACCGACAGGCAACTTCAACAACCTGTCCGTCGCAACAATCACCTCGGCAGGAGCAGGGTCAAGAGCCCAAATCGAATCAACCCACCCGTCACCGAACCGTTCCCAATAGTCCCCCCACACCATCGAGACGAGGCTCAGACCAACGGTCGGTTTATTCCCAGACCAGTTTCCACTTGCCACTTGTATTCCGCTTTCTGTTCAACCTGAGCTGAACCGTCAATCGCCTTCGGCTGCAAACCCTCCGACCTCAAACGCTTATAAGCGTCAAGGTCTTTCTCCAACACCTTGTCCTTCTGGTTGATCGTCGCAGCCCTCGCACCACCACGACGACTCGGGGTTGCGGAGGCTGCAATCGACAGGCCGGAAACCTTGCACCCGAAACATCCCGGCACATCCAGATTCGGATGGGTCTGCCGGTGAATCATGTGATGTACGCCCCATACCCTGCCGCCGTGAGATCGGCCACTTCTTCTGCCGTCACCTCATGCACATGACCTCCCAAATAAATACGATCCACCTGACCAACATCACGCTGGTCCACCTCAGTATAGGTACCGTCCGTCAACCGGTAGACGTTACGACCACGAGCCTCCGGCTTGAAGAACCTCCACAGGCGACGCTGCAAACCGCCACGGGACATGTCCCCATAGTGAACAAAATCGTCTGTCGGCGGAATAAATGTAGGCACGACGACAGAATACAGGAAGCGGGGGCCGGGCGCAGGAGGAGACGCCCGACCCCCTAATCCTGTGGTTGCTAGGAGCCGATGCTCGAAGCGGACTCGATGCGGCTGAGTGCCTCCTCACGGAAGCGACCGTAGCCACCGAGCCAGTACCAGCCGGTCGGGTTGAACCGGCGCAGCACGTCCACGACCGGTCCCATCACGACACGCGGGAACGGACCGTTGCCGTCAACCATCGAGTACGCCTTTGCAAGCGACTGACGGCCCATGATGTGCGTGCAGTATACGTCCACCGTAGCCGACGAACCGGTCGAAGAACCCGACCCGTCCGAAGCGTTAGCGAACACCTTTGCACGGGGCGTCTCAATAAACCGCACCGACTCGAACATGCCGATCTCACCGTTGTAGATGTTCTCAGTGTCCACGTTCACATGCGGCGCATTCCACGAGGCGTTGCCCGTCTCACGACGCAGGTCGTAGGACACGTCCGGGTGAATGAAGCCCATGTAGTAACCGTTGTAGGTTGCCACATTCTTGCCACGGAGCGAAGCCGTCACCCGACGAATGTTGTTCGCCGTGATGATGTCGTCCGATCCCACCGTCGCACGGCTCGTCGGCAGCGACGCGCCACCCGACCCGTAAAAGATGTTCTGCGTGCCAGCCGCAAGAACCTCACGGACAACTTGGTCGATCGAGTCGCCAGCGTTGTATCCGATGATGTTCGCAGCCGCCGTATCCACATCAAGGAACGAGGTGCCACGGAGCTTCGCCGTCGTGTTGACCGCGTTGCCGTACTCAGCCAGCGTGACCGTCACCTGCGAATCCGACATTGCGACCGGGGTCACATCCGTCGTCTCAGCAAGCGGAGTCGTCGCCGCCGACAAGTCAGCGAACTTGGTGAAGATGACCGACGAACCGGGCATCGACTGGTTGGTGGGCTGAATGTCCGCAGCCTGATCGAACAGCAGCTCAGAGCGGAGTGCGAAATACGCAATCTGTTCGTATGCAGCCTGATCGACCGAAAGCGAACTTGTTTCGGTATATGCCATTGGGTTTTATTGCCTTTCGGGTTGTCCCGTCAGGCAACGCCCAACGGGTTAGAGGGATTCTGCTTCTGCTCGTGCTTGAGCCAGAATCTGCATCACCTCAGCCTGCGAACGGGCGGACTTGATCTTTGCCGAATAGTCCACCACCGGTTCACTTGTCTCCCCAGCAGCGGTCGTCCGCGCAATGCGGTTGAACGCCTGCTTCTCCGAATCGTTCACACGGGTCGGAGTGAGAAGGCTTGCTTCCTCGGCAGCAGAACGGATCGCCTCGACCGACAACTCGCCGTCATATCCTTTGACAAAATACTTTGCCCTCGGATCATCTGGGTTGATGCCAGCCTTTACGAACGTCAGCTCACGTCGGGCAGAGTCCGCTTGTGCGGCCTGCTCACGCAACGCCTTGTTCTCGGCTTCCAGTTTACGCATGTGTGCGCGCACCGGATCCTTCGGCTGATCTGGCTGCTCGTCCTCAAACTCAAAGTCGTCAGACATGGCCCACTCCTTCTGCCCACACACGAACCGGAGGAGTCCATGTGGCTGCAAGCATCACCCTTGTGTCACGTCAGAACCGGGGCTTCCTGACGGTATCCCTTGTGGGATGCCGTAACAGTAGCACACCCTTACTCTGCGGTGCCGGTGGCGATGCGGGTAGCCCCAGTTGTCTGCCCTGTGGTGCGGGCGAACTGTCCGCCGCCCTCAAAGGCGGCGACCCGGCGACGTTGACGGGCGGCGAGACGCTGTTGGGCGGCGACATCTGATCCGAGTTGAGCCATAACCAGTTCTTCCTCGGTGATTTCTTCGTCACCAGCGAAGCGTTGCCGCAGTTCGCCCATCCCACCGATCTCTGCGAAGCCCCGTTCGGCTTCGGCGGCGGTCACGCCACGGGCAGCCAAATCCTCAGCCAACGCACCGGTCAGCTGGATGCCAGCCTGTTCTGTGCCTCGGGCGGCGATCTGGGCGGCGCGAGCCTGACGTGTCAGCAGTGGGGCGGCGCGTGTTGGGTCAAGGAAGTAGGCGGCAAGTTCGCCTTCACCCACCCCGTAGAGGGTGCGCATCTGGTTGATGACCTGTGGGTCGGCGTCCTTGACGGCGCGGTAGCCCTGTTCGACACGGGTCTGCAACTCGGATGGCGACACGTCGCCTTCAATAAGAGCTTGGAAATCGTCTGGCTGATCGTAGAAGTTGGCAGGCAAACCGTTGGACTGCATCAGAGTGCGGTAAGCGTTCTCCAAGCCGATATAGGAGCCGGGGTCAAGTTCCGCCAGCCCTTTCTTTGCGCGGGCGGTGTTGGCGGCAAACCGCTTCTGGTAGGCGGGCTGCTCACGGAGGGCGTAGACGATGGCATCTGGGTTGGAGATGTCCACCGCTTCTTTGACGATGATCTCGTTGTAGACGTAATCGCCTAGATCAGCGAGGCCGTAGTCTCCGAGGATCTTCAAGATGGTTTGGCGGGCGTCGCGCTGACGCTGGGCACGGAGAAGGTCGCGTTCTTCTTGTTCCTGTTGGCGACGGATTCGGTCGCGGCGATCCTCAGGCGTCTCATCCGGTTCCCTCTCGCCTTCGGGTGGGGTGACGCCCGGCGGGAGGACACCGGGGCCGAAGCCGAGGTCAAGACCGGAGATCGGCCCGATCTCGACGCCGGACAGGTCGCCGTAGAAACCGAAACCAAGACCACGGGTACCACCCGGATCAATCTGCGGATTGAAGTCACTCATCAGCCCACCTTCCCAAACACACGCGCCAACGACAACGCAATGTTCGTCGCCTGATCGTTCGCCTGCTTCGTATACTGCCAGCCAAACGTCGGATCAGACTTCACCGTCGTAATCCAATCAGACAACGACATCTGCCCTTCCTTCGGCGTTCCAAACGCCTTCACATACGGGCCGCTCATCATGTCGATCTGGTTCTCGTCGCGCTCCAACAGCTGTGCCGCAAACCGCTTGTACGACGCACCGACATCATCAAGCGTCAGCCCAGCGTCAATCTGCTCGGACAAATGCGGCATCGCACCTTTCACATAAGCGCGCATCCTTTGGCGCAGGGAGTCCTCGGTCAGCGTCTGACCAGTAGCGATGTCAGGGGTGCCGGACAGGATTGACTGGATCTGGTCGTCCGACACGTCGTAGCCGTATGCTTTACCCAACTTACGCAGAGCGTTCGCTTCCTCGCCCATCAGAGCCGATCGCACACCGGTCGGGGATGCACCACGACGGAAGATCGCCGTATAGATGGCCTGCTGCTCAGACACCCCTGTCAGGCCGTTACGGGCGACAATCTTGGAAATGTCGTTGAGCGTCGCCTCGTCGAGGTTCAGGTCGCCATAGGTAGATGCAATCCGGCTCTTGGTTTGCTGAGTAAGCAGGCTGCGGTCGCCGTCGGTCATCTGGTCAAAGTTGCGGGCCGCTTCGACTGTTGTGCGCCAGTAGGACGTTCCGCGAAGTTCAGCCTTGACGCGCTCGACACCCGCGCTGGTCGTCATGTCGTAGCCGGAGTTCGGGTCGGACACCTTGACCATCAGGTCAATCAGGTCTTGTCCAAAGACCTTTGTTGCTTCTTCCAGCGTGAACGTCGCCGCATAGGACGGGAAGAACTGCTGCAACGCATCCTTCCAAGCGTTTGGGTTGCGTCGCATCGCGGTCGTCCCACTGCCGGTTGTCCCGCCACCAGTCGTCCCACTTCCGGTCGTCCCACCGCCGGTCGTCCCGGCACCCGTCGTTCCGGTAGCAACCGTCACGCCGGGCACCGTCGTGCCGGACGTACCCGTGCTGAATCCAGCCGTCTGCCCAGCCGTAGCCGTCCCCGGAGCACCCACACGACCCGGCTGAATCACCGGAGGAGCACCCGCAGCACGAACCTGACGACGACCCATCGCCTCAGCAGCAGGAGAACCAGCAGGCGGCGCAGTCTCAGCCGCAGCCTCAGCGCGGTCAGCCGTAGGGCGTGGCTGGATGATCGGCGGAGTCGTCGGAGTCCTCGTCCCAAACGGATTCACAGACGGGGCTGCTCCGCTACCAGTCACAAACGCCGACAACTGGGTGTCAATAGCCTTCAACTGGTCAAGCTGGGTCTGAGTGGTCGTCCGGTAAGAAGTCTTGGGGCGGCCATATTCGTCCCTCGTAACCTCAACAGACGAAAGTTTGTCCGACGCGGCACTGTACGCAGCGTCACGCCACACGCCGATAGCGTTCACAAAGTCAGACGGCGCGCTGTATTGCTTGGTCGCACTCGTATAGTTCACGACCTTTTCCTGCGAGACGCCCTCAACCGCAGGTGACACGACAAGTGGCTGGCTACGGAACTGCAACACGCGGTCGGTTGTCACGGCCTGAACCTTCGCCGCTGCAACCATCAACTGCACGTTCTTCTCGTAGGCAGGAACCTTCGACGACTTTGACTCCAACTTCTTCTTCAACGTGAAATAGTCGGTAACAGCCTTGTCGTATGCGACGAGTTCCTTGTCGTTCTTATTCGTTGCAGCCTTGATGTATTGCTGCTGCTGATACACCTCGTCAGCCGACATGACCGTCTTGTCGAACGCGCCCTTCTGGGAATACCAGACGCGCCACTTTGACTCCCATTGCTCACGCGCCGCGACCTGCGGGGCCAACGTGTCAATGGTTTTCTGGGCGTCGATCTTTGCCTGCTCAAACTCGATGCGAGTCCCGTACTGGCCACGGGTATTTCCGTATCCGCTCGTAAGGTCGGCAAGCGTCTTGTTCGCCTGATTCAGACTGTTGCGGAGCTGGTCGGCGGTCTCCTCAGTCGGAGGTGGCGGAACCTGACGCTTCGGATCACGCAAGTCCGGGACGGATGAAGATCCCGTGATCTTGAACGGGTTTTCCGGGTCGTAGGGGCCGTAGTCCTGTTCAGCCATCAGCCCGTCCTCAACATATCATTCAACAGGTTTGCCACCTGCACGAAACGGTACGCCTGCTGCTCGTCAGGGTTGGCGGTGGCGACGGTTTGCTCGGCCATAGTGGACAGCGTTGTGGTGTCGCCGCCTGCTTCACGCTTGCGGATCTGTGCGATCAGCCCCTGCACTTCGGAATCGGTGAACTTGCGGCCCAACGCTTCAACCGCCTGCTGGTCGAGCGACTTACGGATCTCCGCCGCAGGACGCGCAGCCCGACCGGACTGGGTGGACGCATAGTTGCTCATCACAATGGGCCATGCGGCTTCCCATGTGTACCCCCAATAGTTCGCTGTCTGCAACAAGTTGGACATTGCCTCTTTGTCCTTCGGCTCAAAACCGTTCTGAGACGGCTTCCCGCCCCGACCGTAGAAGCCGCGTCGCGCCATTTCAGACTGCAACACCATCCGTTCAGCAGTAGGCAACTTGGCAAGTTCGCTCAACGACTCGGCAATGTCGTCATACTGGGCGCGGACAGGGCTTCCGTTGGCATCAACGAGGCGACTACCCGTGTAGATGTAGGAACGGGGCTGACCGGCGACTGGGCGAGCACCCGGCATCGGTTGCAGCGCACCGGCCCCCTCCGTGGCAACAATGTCTGCATATTCTGGGGCCGACGGCGTGATGGTGCGAGGAAGCACCTTTGTACCGGTACCAACGACACCCGGCATCTCAGGGATGCCCGGCAGCTCGATTGAGGTACCCCCCTGATCTGGCTGCTCGTCCTCGGGCGGTGGGGCAGGCTGCTGGTTCATAGGGGCGCGCCCCATGTTCATCGTCACTTATCGACCTCGTTCATCAACTCTC